AAGCAAGCAAAGCAGACGGTGCTAAGTTAGCATTCCAAACTGAACACTCAACAGAAAAGAGCCGTGATACTAATTCGGTTAAAACTAAAGATGGAGTTTTACAATCAGTCGGTGGTATTGAGGTTTCAATCACTGCTACTACGATCATGGCGGAAGATGACGAGCTTGTTGCTAAGCTTGAAACAGCTATGGACAAAGGTGAACTTGTAGAAGTTTGGGAAATTGAAAAGAACGCTAAGAAAAAAGGCGATAAATTCGAATCAGTGTACTATCAAGGTTACTTGACTTCATTCAAGAAAACTAAAAACGCAGAAGACTTAATCGAGTTGGAACTTGAGTTCGCAGTTAACGGAACTGGTGTGAAGGGTTATGCTACTCTTAACAACAGTCAAGCTGAAGTAGTTCAATATGAATTCGCTGACACAACGAAAGGAACAGCAAGTCCAGCAAGTCCTGTAGCAGGCGTGCCTGGAATCGGCGGTTAGAAATTAAGAGAGGTTCACGCCTCTCTTTTTTATTGTATTTT